GTGTATTAGTCATAGTTAATTATCGCTTACTAATTAAAATAAATAGATCATCAACACGCTTCTCTAATCGTGTTAATTGATCCTTCATGCTAGTACCGCTATTAGGTTTAAGCTCTGCTAGGTAAGACTTAATAACCCATCGTAGAGCCACTAATAAACTTGTAGATATGGCGCATACGCCAACGGCTAATGCGACCCATTCCCCAGGTGTCATGCTTCATCTGCACCGAGGCCATAAGCACTATCGGATTTATCTAGAGCCCTAGCTGCTGGCCCGGCTAATGCTGCAACGATTACAGATACGGCTGGGTCAAGTCCTAACTGGTTACTGCCTAAAAATGTTAATAGCGATACCAGCACACCTCTAAAGTATGATTTTAGTATTGCCTTCTGCTTTGCACTTAACTTCATATCTTGCCCCCTATTAGTGGTATGTCGAATGGCCTAGCATCTTGATCGCCTAACTTTGTAAAGCTGATGTGTATGTGATGCTCATGTTTATTAAAGCCTTTGTACTCTCGCCAAGCCCAACCCTTCTTACTACTGGCTATGCGTGAGTTATGAATTACATAAGATATGCGCTTATCGGTTTTGCCGCATTCCCTGATCTGGTCACTAAGATATACGCTGAGCCCTTTTTGCTTAGCCAAGTCAATATCAATATCAATGGCTCGTACACACCCATCGGTGTCTGGGTTATGATCTGATTTGGTAGTGGCATGCCGACTATCACCCACCCACCCATCGCTGGCAGTATCCCGATCTGGAAACCACGTATCAATTTGATTTCTTAACTGCATACCAGCTGCACATAACTTTGCTTGCATTACAAACCTAGAGCTTGTAAATCCTCAACAGTTAAACCGAGTGCTGCAAGTTTTGCTTGTGCCTGTGTTTTAGCATCAACTTGTGTTTTTTCTTGTTCAGCCTTCCAAGCATCACACTTGGCAAAACCATCAGTAAATTGTTTTTTAGTTATTGGCTCACACTCAATAAATTCAATTCCCTCATAATCATCACCTCTAATAACCCAACCACCTGTGGGAATCAACATTTCTAAAACATCAGAACCTTTTGCCATTATGCACCTATTTCCATTAGAACGATTGTTGCGGTTTCACTGCCAAACATAAATGCGACTGATGCAGTGTTATTTTCACTTGCAATTTGTAATTTATAAGTAGTAGAAGCGGTTGTTGCTGGATTATCCTGATATACCAAAGAATAACTTGTTTGAAAGGTAAGTGCTGATCCGGTGTATAAAGCGGTGTTAATTATTAAATTTGTAGATCCTCTAACTAATCTTAAAGCAATACTATTATTAGCATTTCCTGAACTTTTTTGCATTTTTCCGCCTATAAAAACAAGCACTTTACTTGTGGCACTTGTTGGAGTAATTGATGCAGTCAATCCAGTATCGGTAAAAGAACTAGATGAGCTTGAAATTTCTGTTGAGTAAGTAGCTTGAACTACTTGTAAAACTTTCCCAGCGCCAGCTGCAGCAGCCCATTTAAGTCCTGTTGCTTCCGCACTATCGGCAGTCAAAACTGTATTGTTTGCGCCAACACCTAATCTTGCATCACTTGTACTAAAAGTGTATAAATCACCTTTAGTAGTTAATGGAGATGCTGCACCTGCTTGTATAAAATCATAAAATATAGATGCGCCTGTAGCTGTAAAATATAAAATACCTGCATCATTTTGTGGCAAGATCAAACTGCCTGCGGTTGCTACTGTTGCTGTACCTGCTGTCACTGTGCAAGCACCAGCTCCTAAGTTTTGTATAAACACTGTGTCGCCTGCTGCAAATAATCCTGTGTTAACTGTAATAGTTGTAGCACCTGCCGCATTCATAGCAACAGTTGTACCTGCATCTGCAGCTACTAATACATAAGATGCGGTCTTAGCCGTAGCTGCGCCACCACCCATAGCAGTTTGTTGCAGACTTGTCATCTGTGCAGCCGTTAATACCTGCCCAGTGGTAAAGGTTTGTTTAGCCATTATTACTCCTTAGTAACTGAGGACATTATAGTCTAATTGTCCGTAGATTGTGTTATTGAGAATTAGAGAGTCGATAACCGGCTCTAATGTAGTAAATACTGTCTTAAAACTGTTTGGTGTAATTGTATTGCCTACCCCAAAGATTTGCAGGGTTTTCTCTAATGTCGATCCACCAGGTTGAGTGGTGATAACTGTGATCGGATCAAAGAAGTCTAGGTCTAGGGCTGCGATTATGCCTGTGTTGTAATTTTCGGTGTATAGGTCAAGCTCTACTGCATCGCATCGGATACTGGTCTCGGCTCTGCTGGCCACATAAGCCTGTGCATAATTTAGAGCTACCGCATCGGTCTCCATAAGTAAATCCTGCAGGTTATATGAATGTAAGAAGTATTTGTCAATAGATGCCTGATTAAATGCGGTTTGAGGAGTACCGCCTGTTCTTGTAACTGTTGAGGAGTTAAAGACCAAAGCATCGTTGAGTAACCAAGTAGCGTTATAGTATTTAATACCTGTGCCATTATCGGCAAAAACAGTAGGAATAGCACCAACAGATCCAGCCGTTACTGATCTATCTTGAAATACAAACGATCCAGTAGCATCTACATATAAAGCCCCATATTCGGAGTCGGTGACAGTTTGCATAGCCTGTAAAGAAGTCCTAGCAGTACCGGGATCCGCTTGCATAGTAGTCAAACCTGCATCTACATCACGCATAGTTGCTGGCCAACCTATTTGATCTAATATTTGATTTATGCGAGTGCCAGATAAATCTCCAGCCGTAGCACCTGCAACAGTAGAGATCTGTGCAAGGTTGCCTAATCTAAAAGCATCCACAGCTGTAATAGTTGTATAGGCTACATCTGCGTTTAAATTTTGAGGTTGAGTATTAACGTATGAAGTAATAAAACCTGAAAAGATTGGGTAAGTTACTCCTGAGTAAGTAGCGGTTATTTGTACTTTTTTCATAGGAGTTAAAAGAGAATAATATGGTGATGTTGGGTTGAGTGGGTTAAATGCACCTGCCTGATCTATGATGCGCATTGTTAAAGTACCTGTTTGAAATTGGTCAGATAATGTATTACGTCCGCGTTGAGTTTTAATATAACTTACTTGATTACTAACATCTACGATTACGGCTGTGGCATCGGCTAGCACGTTTGTATCTAATATGCCTGTATCTAATATCATGGCCTGTGCAAAGGCTGGCCCGGTAGAAAAGTTTAGTATCGCATTAATTGTAGGTACGGCCATTAGTTAACCACCTTTGATGCCGCCGTTGTAGAGCTGTGACTTACCATCCCTCTGGTTAATTAAAAATGAGTTATAAATTAACTGGCCAAACTCACCAGCGTTAGGGGCTAACTCTAAGGTTACATTTGTGTAATTTGAACCTTGACTATCAGATGGTTGATTAAATAAACTGTTATTACCATTGACGACATTAGTGCTTATACCACCGGGAGTATTACCAATACCGCCACCTTGACCTGGTGCTATGTTTCTTACGGGATCATATATTGCCAAACGTGCAATAGTTGCTCTGAATGCTGCCTCTAAAGCCTCTGCGCTTGATTTCATTGACTCAGCCATTTTCTTAGCTGCCTCTGCTGCGTTCATTTCAGCCAGATACTTCTTAGCCAAAGCCTCATTATTATCTAGGATTGCTAATTGAGCCTTAATGCGTATTTTAGTCTCTTCATCGGTTGCAGCATTAAGAGCTGCTGTTAATCCTATGCGCTCTAAATCAAACTTATCTTTAAGGGCATCTACGGCGGTCTTAGCCTTTAATTGGTTATTCTCTTGTGTGCGTAAAGCAATAGACTCTTTAATCTTTTTCTTTTCTTGTATCTTTGCTAATTCAGTACCAGCACCTGCGCCTAGACTATAAGAAAAATTAGTAGTCTTTTGTTTTATACCTAGCATATTGCCTACAAAGCCAAAGACGGCTTTATCTAAAGATGCCATCTTTTGAGCCAAGCCCTCTATCAACCCTGTAAATCCGCTTAAACTATTATCACTACTCAATCTGCTTAAAGAGTCTAATAAATCTTTACCTATGATCTCACTAGCATTAGCAGCAGCTACTTTTAATTGATCCATCTTGCCGGCATAGGTCTCTAATCTTGCTGTGGCTTGACCTGCAAACTTTGCATCTAGTTCGCCCATGATCTTATCCATGTCACCAGTTGCTAATGTAGCCTTACTTAATCCTGCACCTAATCTAGTTAAGGCTGTGGTCTGTCCATTAAATCCTTTAGCAACTGCTGCGCTAACTTCCTCAACAGTTTTACCTGTAGCAGCCGATACATTTAATACTGTGTTTAATGCTTTTTGACTTTTAGTAATTGATCCACTAGCTGTAAGCAAAGTCTGAAATGCCGGGCGTAGTTCATCATCAAGCACGCCATATAACTTTTGCATGTTGGCTATAAAGTATTCTACGTCTGGTGCTGAGAATGCGTAGCCAGTATTCTTTAACTGCATCTCTAATGCTTTAGCGGCAGCTTCATCTTTAATAAATGCGCTAATTGCCTTCTTGCTAAAATTAACAATACCTGCAGCTGTAAATGCTAAACCAAATGTCCTGCCTAAACTCTTGACACTTTTCTCAAAGGATTTGATCTGCTTCTGACCCTTAGTAAGTCCTTTACCATTAAAGGTAGCAATAGCGGAGACGATTACATTGGCCATTATGCTGCCTTCTTAATTTGAGTAGATTTATTAAACTTAGTTGCGGTAGCATTGATTGCATCTAAAATAACTTTATACACTTTGTCACTATCCTGTGCCCATGCTTTATAGATTAAGCGACCTTTAGTCTTACGACTAGAACCACCTGGCATACCTTTGATCCTAGATTGACTTGTTAACGGCCCCATAGCGGTTACAAATTGATACCCGGCAAATGGATTATTAGAATCATAAGATGATGTTGATCTTGACTTACTTCTACCTCTAGTATCTTTATAGGCTACAACACCAGCACCCTCAGCATGAATAGATGTAAATGGTGCGCGGCCTTGTGGATTTAATCTACCTGCTGTCTCATATATTCTACCTGCTGCGCTTACGTTGTAAATAT